CAGGTCATATTCATAGAGTAGATACAACAGGAACTCTCCATACTGGTAAGTATCATTATGAAGCAGAACATGCCGAAGCTAGTCAGCTTCTAGAACAAATGATTTTACCCGATGGAACAACAGTTCAGGGTTCAGTAAATTATTCTACAGGACAAATTAAATTAGTTAATTTTTCTCCTGTGTCAATTACCTCTGGTGACGGTTATATTAAATTAAGTGTACACCCTCAAATGACTATGAGTGATGTTACACCGTTACGAGAACAGATATTAACTTATGATGTTAATGATGCGGAAGCAATTGTTCTGCATATGGTTTCGGAAGTAATTTAATATGGCATCGCATCCAATATCTCCAAATGCTCCAGTCCATCCTTTATTACATGAACGCGTAAGCGTAAAAGTAGAAGGACAATTACCTGCATTTGTAAAGCAGGATCATCCTACGTTTGTGGCTTTTTTAGAGGCTTATTATGAGTACATGGAACAACAGGGAAAGCCTATTGAGATTCTTGGTAATTTGCAGAAATATAATAACCTCGATCAAACAACGGAAGAATTTTTAGATTATTTTAAACAATCATTTGGTAAAGATATTCCGGAAGCAGTATTTGCTAATGCAAACAAACCATTTGTATTAAAACATCTTCGTGATTTTTATCTTTCAAAAGGTAGTGAAAAATCTTTTGAATTTTTATTTCGGCTATTACATAAAGAAGAAATTTCATTTTACTATCCCTCCGTTGATATGCTTCGTGTATCTGATGGTAAGTATAATAAGAATAAAATTCTTAGAGTGATAGATGGATCAGGGACTGATGCAGTTTTTGATCTGACTGGAACAAAAATAGTTGGTTCCGTTTCGGGTGCAGAAGCTGTAGTTGAATTAGTATTAGTTGAAAAAGTTGGCCCTACGGATGTATCAACAATATATCTATCTGGTGTGAGAGGTACGTTTGTAGCTGAAGACCAAATAGTTCATGGTAGTAATACATTCACGCTTGGTGCTATGGTTACGGATTATAAGATAACAAATCCTGGTAATAATTATAGTATCGGAAATATTATTCATCCTTCAGGAGGAGCTGGCGGTGCTGATGCGGCGCTTGCAGTTAATTCATTAACTACTGGAGAAATTACTGCCATTGCTATTACTGATGGTGGTAGTGGATATATTGTTGGAGATAAATTGACTGTAAACAATACTGGTGTTAAGGATGTTGATACGAGAACAGCTAGTTTTATTGTAAAAGAAATTGATATTACAGGAGCTGTTACAAAGATAGAAATGGAAAATACAGGTAGAGGGTATTCTGGTTTACCAGTTGTGGGGGGTGGATCGGGAACAGGACTTGAGGTTACTTTAACAGGAACAAAAATTGGTGGTGTTAAAACATTAAAAATTATAGAACCTGGTTTTGGTTATCTAAGTAATCCAACTTTTAATTTTTCTGCTTTAGGTGATGGTACAGCAACAGGTTATGGAATTGTTTCGGGATATGAGAATGAACATAATGTTGGGTGGAGTGGTGATGATGGTTTTCTTTCAGCAGGTAATTACATTCAAGATAGTTATTACTATCAATTATTTTCTTATGTTATTACTTCTAAAGAATCTATTAATAACTGGCGAGATATTGTAAAACGAACGGTTCATCCTGCTGGTATGGCATTGTTTGGTAATGTACAGTTATATAATATGGTCAGTACTGAATTAAATGCATATACATTTGATTATGAACCTAAACGTCAATACAAAATTATTTTTCACGAAGGTTCAATTACACCACCTGTTATTGTTCAGATACCAGTTGATTCTTGTGAAGGTGATATTACATATATTTTCGCAGAAGGTGAGGACTATCTTTCAGTACTCCCTATCGGAGGTGAAGTTGATGAACCAAATCCAAACGAGGACTATCTTACAACGCTCGCCGCAACTACAGCAACAGATGATTGGGGTTCAGTTACGACACCTACGTTTTGGATAGCAGCAACTCATTGTCAAATTTATGCTAAAATTTTAGGAATACAAAAACTTAAATCATTAGCGGGTTTAGAAGATTATTTATATTTAACAGTAGGTGGGACTAGGTTTGAAGATTATGAATCCTTAACAGGAGCAGGTGTTGGTGATCCAGATGATTGGGGTAATCTTACTGATGAAGCAATTCTTTATACGCAGTTAAGATTGGGTCCGTTGAGAAGAAAATTGGATTATTGGAAATTTAGAACACAGGGTGGCTATTCTCAAGGTGTTACTGGTGCTGGTGCTACAGCAGATGTAGATGCTCCTGTAGCAGGTGCTATAACTGGTTTTTCAAATTTAGTAGGTGGAAGTGGCTATATTAATCATCCTGGTCTAAGTATAGGTACACCACAAGTTATATTTGATAATACTGGAACAGATGGTTCTGGTGCAGAAGCAACTGTAACAGTTGTGGGTGGTATTGTAACTGCTGTAAATCTTGTAAATGGTGGTTCTGGATATACTTCTGCACCAACCATTACAATTACGAGTAATGGTGAGCCAGGAGGAACGGAATCTGGAACTTCTATAAATCCTTTCTTACACCAGTTAACATTTGATTGGCGTGATAAGGGTGGTTTGAAGCAAAGAAATCTAACAAATGCAATAATTACACAATGGGATCATGTTGTGACTCCTGATATAACATATGGTGAAACTACTAATTCAGGGTTTCTTACGAATGTATATGCAGATTCGTCTAAACGAGTCTTACCACCATTAGATGGTCTAGTTACATTACAATGGTATCAACCGGGTGGTAATCCACCATAAAGTTAAAAATTAACACAAAAAGTATTATAAATATTATAATAAACAAAAAGATGAGGAAAAAAAATGTCTGCTATAATCAATAACAGTTTTAGAAAATACAATGCTGATAATTTTATCGGTAGCTTCAGTGGTAATAATGTGTATCTATCTATTGGTAAGAATGACCCGTGGGCTGGAGCAAGTCTAGGAGAATATATAGAAACTTCTCCTAATGATGCTACTGTTCCAATTCCTATTGATACGACAACTGCATATTATAAAAATCAAGATGATTTAATTGCAATTAAAAAGGTTAGTTCTGCAGATGTTTCTCATGTAATTAAAAGAATCAATTGGACAACTAATACGGTATATGCAGAATACGATCATTTGCAAGATGATATGATAGATGGTGTAAAATTGGATTCTAATGGTCAGCCAGATCCTACTGGAACATTAACGGATTTCTTCGTAATGAATTCCACGTTTAAAGTCTACAAGTGTATTAGCAATAATGGAGGATCTGTTTCAACTGTTGAACCAATTGGTACAGGTACTACTGTTTTTCCAACAGCGGATTATTATAAGTGGAAATTTATGTATGAGGTTCAGCAAGCAGATGTTGTTAAATTTGTAACGACTGATTGGATTCCAGTTCGAGCACCAGCTGCTTCTGCTACCAATCCAGATCAAGCTCTAGTAGAAGCTAATGCAGTAGATGGATCAATAGAGCACATTAATGTTGTGGGGGGTGGTACGTTATATAAAAATCATTCTGGTGCTACAGTTTCGTCAACTGCAAATACAATCAAGTTAGCATCTGGTACGGGACAGGCATGGGAAACTAATCACCAGACTAATGGTTATTATGATGGTATGACGATATTTATTAAATCAGGGAATGGGATTAATCAACTAGTAACAATAGTTTCTTATGATGGGCCTAATGAAACAGCAACCATTACTCCAAACTGGACTACTAATCCTGGTACTGGTAACCAATATGCTGTTATGCCTGCTGTTACTATAGCATCAACCGATAGTAATGATGCTTCTGCTCATGTTACAAGAGTTAATTCTTCAACTGGAGCAATTGAAGGTGTAGAAATGGCTTTAGAAGGAACAAAATATCGTTCTGCTACTGCAACTGTAGTTAGTGGAGCACCAGTAAGTGGTGGAACCGTTGCAACATTAAAAGTAATGATAAGTCCACAGGGGGGTCATGGGAGTGATGCAGTTTCAGAATTGGGAGGAGCATTTGTAATGTTAAATAGCCGATTAGTTGGTGTCGAGGGCGGTAACTTTCCTGTTGGTGATGATTTTAGAAAAGTACAATTACTGATTGATCCTAAATTAGTAAACGGAACTTTGGCAACTGGTAATGTTTATGAGAAATCAGATTTAACAACTGATACGGGAACAATTATTTATTCTGAGTTTAGAGGGCCTATTAATAGAGCAACAGATTCAACAGAAGATATCAAAATCGTTTGTGAATTTTAAAAAAAGGTTTAAACTACTATGTCGCATAATTTCAATATAAATTTAAATCAGAGTCCTTACTTTGATGATTATGATGAAGATAAAGATTTTCATCAGATATTATATAAAGCAGGATTTCCTGTACAGGCTCGCGAACTTACGCAAGAACAATCCATTTTAAGAGAACAGATCAAACGATTTGGGAATCATATTTTTCAAAATGGTTCTAAAGTTACCGGTGCTGATGTTACAATTAATTTAGAATATGAATATGTAAAACTTCAAGCACAATATAATAGTGTTATTATTACTCCTGCAGATTTTGTTGGAAAAACAGTATTTGGTTCAAGTTCTGGTTGTCGTGCTATTTGTTTAAATGCAAGTGCATCTGATATTACTACAGGAGATCCAGATACTATTTTTGTTAAATATATTTCTGGAGAATCAGTTACTACACAAGTACAAGGTTGTGCTGTAACTGCAGGGGGTATTGGTTATACATCAATTCCAACAATAGCTATTTCTGGTGGTGGTGGAGAAGGTGCTGCAGCTGTAGCGTTAGTTAATGCACAAGGAGAAGTTTATGGAGTTAATGTGACTAGTAAAGGAGCAGGATATACTTCTGCTCCAGCTTTATCATTTACTGGTGGTAATGGTTCTGGTGTTGCAGCAGTTGCAACTCTAAATACTGCTGCATCATTTGTAAATGGTGAACGAATTTCGTCAGCTGATTTAGCAACTTCTGCAATGGCAGCAACAAATGAAGCAACTGGAAGAGGATCTGCAGTTTCTATAGATGATGGTGTATATTTTGTTAATGGTAGTTTTGTTCGTAATAGTGCTGAAACACTTATTCTAGAAAAATATTCTGATAGACCAACAAAGAAAGTTGGACTCACAGTTGCTGAAACAATTGTTGATTCTGGTGATGATTCTACACTATTAGATAATGCACAAGGGGCATATAATTTTTCTGCACCTGGTTCAGATCGTTTGAAAATTGAATTAAGTTTAGTTACAAAAGACCTTACTAGTATAGATGATATAGACTTCTTTGAAGTCTTACGGGTTAGTAATGGTTTGATTGAAAAGGATTTTAGAAAACCAATTTATTCAGAATTAGATAATACTTTAGCTAGAAGGACATATGATGAGTCTGGAAATTATACTGTACGATCTTTTAATATTCAAAAGAAAGCACATCCAACTGACGACACAAAATTTACAGTTAGGATAGATCCAGGCAAAGCTTTCATTGAAGGAAAAGAATATGAAACTTTTACTGGTACTGATATTCCAGTTAATAAAGCACAGACATATACAAATGTAAGCAATTTTGATCGACTAATGCAATATGGTAATTATGCTGTCATTACAAGCTTAAAAGGATTATTTAATTTATCCACACATCAAGAAATTGATTTACATAATGTAACTTCTGGGGCTGTTAATTTAACTGATACTTCTACTTATGCAGGATCGAAGATTGGTACAGCAAAAGTTAGAGGTGTTGATTATGTTACTACGGGAGTTTATAATTTATATATTTATGATATACAAATGAGTTCTTCAGGATTTTCTGCTGTTGATTCATTTTTTATTCCAGTTGACTCTGGTACTTCACCAGTTGTTGAAAGGTCTTCATGTAATATAGATAATACTGGCCGTGTTGGAGGAACGTCAGGTGGTTCTACAAGAATATTTGAATCGACAGATAATTCATTAGTATTTAAATTGTCACAGGATGTTATTAAAACAATTCGTGATGATAGTGGTGTTATTGATACTAGTTTTCAAACAAGAAGGGTATATGAAAATGCTGTTTTTGCATCTGGTCAATCAACTATATCAACAACGGGTAATACTGAAACCTTTTTGGGAACCGGTGTTCTAAGTGATACGAATAAATTAGAAGGATATCTTATAACAGTTAAGACAGTTGGAAATTCAGCATATACAGTTGGACAAGTTTTAACTATGACTGGTGCAGGTCAATCAGCAACAGTTAATGCACCTGGTAATACTAGTATAACCTTTGTTGAAGGAACATCTAGTAATTTTACAGCTGATATTATAGCAACTGTTAATTTAGATAGTAAACAAGAGAAGGTAAAACATCTAGAGAAATCAGCAACTAAAACTATTGCTTCACCAAATACTGTTATTTCTTCTTATGATTCTTTAGAGATAGCTGATATCTATAAACTTCATGCAGTTTTTGATTCTGGTGATCTTGGTTCTGAACCAATAATTCCTTCGCTTAACCATGACGGTGGTAGTGATGCATTCACAATAGGTGAAACGATTAAAGGTGAGATTTCAAACGCGACAGGAATAGTTGTTACAAGTGTTGGAGGTGCATCTTCACTACAGTATATTCCTGTAACAGGAGCTTTTGTTCCAGAGAAAATCACAGGACAATCAAGTGGATTTGAAAAAACTGTAAGTTTGGTTGTAGCTGGTAGCACGAATGTAACATCAAAGTATGAATTGGATGATGGACAACGAGATAACTTTTACGATCATGGTAGAATAAAATTAAAGACTGGACAAGTAGCTCCTACTGGGAAACTTGAAGTTATCTTTGATTATTTTTCACATTCTGGTAATGGATACTTATCGGTTGATTCATATACTGCTGCTATTGATTATGGTGATATAGGTATATTTACTAGTCCCGTTACTGGTGATGCATTTGCTTTAAGAGATTGTGTAGATTTTCGACCAAGACGTGCCAATAGTTCAACTACAATGGAAAATATAGAATTACCTGTTCCAAATACCAATTGGTCAGCTGATTATAGTTATTACTTACCAAGAACAGATACAATATATTTAAGTAGAATTGGAACAACGGCAAGAGAAACTCTTGCTGAAGATGTATTTGGAAACAATGAAGGTGTTCCTTCGTTACGAGCAGCAGCACCGCCTCGTTTAGACGGAACAATGGATTTATATTTTTTAAGAATACCTGCTTATACTTTTAAACCAAGTGATGTTCATGTAGAGTATATTGAAAATAAACGATATACTATGCGTGATATTAGTAATCTTGAAAAACGATTAAGTAATGTGGAATATTATACTTCTCTGTCTTTGTTAGAAAGGGAAACAGAATCATTAGTTATTAAAGATGCTAATGGATTAGATAGATTTAAGAATGGAATAATGGTTGATGAGTTTAGTGGTCATGCTGTTGGTGATGTTTTTAGTCCTGACTATAAATGTTCTATTGATTTTCAGGAAAGATTTCTTCGACCACCATTTACACAAAACTTAACTGATATTGATTTTGATTCTGCAAACTCAACATCAATTACCCGTACAGGTGATTTGATATCGCTTCCTTATACATCTGAAACATATATAGATCAACCATTAGCAAGTAAGTTTATTAATGTTAATCCATTTGCTGTTGTTGCATGGATTGGTATTGTTGAATTGTCACCACCAAATGACAATTGGATTGATACTAATACTAGACCAGAAGTTGTTGTAAACTTAAATGGTGAAAATGATGGATGGGAACAGATGGTTGGTTTTGGTTTTGAAAGCCAATTTAATTCATGGCAAACAATAGGAACAGGAAGAACTCTTAGATCACAAACAAGAGGAACTACAGAAGATGAAAGACGTGGTGCGGGACAAGGAAGAGCACTAAGACGACAAACTGAAACACTTGCATTTCAACAGGGAAATATAGAACGTGCTGAAATAACAGGTACAGAAACAGTAAGAAACGAGGTTGGTGAAAGGGTTACTGATGTGTCTATTATTCCTTTTATAAGACCACGTGATATAACGGTCAACGTGACCGGCATGAAACCAATGACACAAATATATCCATTTTTTGATGGAGAACCGGTTTCGGCATATTGTACACCAGCTGGTGGCACCATGGGTGATGCAATTTATACTGGTGAGTCTGGTGAAATAACTGATCTGGTTTTTTCTATTCCAAATACTGATACTTTAAGGTTTACGGTAGGTGATAAACAATTTCTTTTACTTGATAATGCAGCGGGTGACTTAGTACTTGCAGGAACGCGTGCTGAAGTAATTTATCAAGCAAGTGGTTTATTGCAACAAAGAGAAAATGTAGTCATCTCTACAAGAGTTCCCACAATTGAAAGGAGAACTACTGCAGAGGCAAGAGTTAGTATTAATACGACTGTTGACTTTTTTAATCCTCCACCACCTCCTCCAAGAGATCCATTAGCGGAAACTTTCTTTGTGGATGGAACTATATATCCGAATGGTATATTTCTTTCAAGTTGTGATATATATTTTAAGAGTAAAGATGCGAATGGTATTCCAGTAACAGTTGAAATTAGAACTACTAATAATGGTTATCCATCAACTACGGTGGTTCCTTTTAGTGCTATATCATTATTACCAGATGGAATAGCTATTAGTGAAGATGCATCTGTTTCAACTAATTTTTTGTTTGATAAAGGATTAGTATATTTACAACCTGGTGAATATTCTATTGTTGTTCTTTCAAACAGTTTAGAGTATGAAGTATTTCTTGCAGAGTTAGGTGATAATATTATTGGAACGACAAGAAAGGTTTCTGAACAGCCATATGTTGGTTCGTTTTTTAAATCACAAAATGCATCAACTTGGACAGCAGAACAGAATCAAGATTTAACTTTTAAACTTAATAAATGTAAGTTCTCTGTAGCAGATTTTTCTGAGGCTCTATTTAAGAATCAGATAATTCCTAATGAATATAAATCAAACATTCTTCAAATTATACCAAGAGAACTTCTTACGGCAGGTACTAATATTAATTGGGGAGTTAAAATGACGGATGTTGTTACTGGTGCATTAGATCCGTTTTTCTTTGCAGTAGCTCAAATGGAAAATCTTAATTTAGAGCGACAAAAGAAAATTACAACCCTGTCAGGTAGTTATCAGGCCGCTGCTCAATTTACGTCAAGTTCAGAACACATTTCTCCAATCATTGATCTTGCCAGAAATAGTGTAGTTACAGTTGAAAATATTGTAAACAATGTTGCAACAAACGAAACAAATACAGAAGGTGGAGATGCATTAGCTAGATATCAGACCAGACGAGTAAATCTTAAAGAAGGTTTTGATGCTACTTCATTGAAAGTTTATTTAACAGCTAATAGGCGAGAAGGTACTAATCTTAAAGTTTATTATAAAGTTCTATCACAGTTTGACCAAGAAGTGTTTGATGACAAGTCATGGGTAGAGATGACTGAAATGACAAATCAAAATAATATTTCTGCTGATGATTCGATAAACGAGTATTTTGAAATTGAATATGAACCACCTAATAATAGTACAGATTATGTTTTAAATAATATTACATACGATAGTTTTAAAAACTTTGCAGTTAAGATTGTTATGCTATCAAGTACTACAACTAGAGTTCCGTTAATTAAAAATTTGAGAGCTATTGCATTAGCGTAAACTATGAAATTTGTTAGAGATGGTAAAGCGATTGTACAGACTGACTTGAATGGATTAGAACGATATAAATTATTAAGGGATCAAAAGCAAAAAGAACAGTTAGAAATAGAAACTATTAAAAAAGATATTCTTGAATTAAAAGCAATTGTAAAAAATATCATAGGACAATTAAATGGCTAAAATTGTAAAAAGACGTAGAGGAACAACAGCAGAGCATACTGTCTTTACAGGTGCTGAAGGTGAAATTACTATTGATATGGATAAGGATACTTTAGTTGTCCATGATAATGTAAAACCTGGTGGCTTTCCTGTAGCAAGGGAGGATATGGATAATGTTGTAGATAAAGTAGGTATCACACAATTAAATGTTCAGGATGGAACTGCATTACAGGCACTAGTTACAGATGGTAATGGTAATCTTTCATTTGATGATGTTGATCCAAGTTCTGCTCCAGTAGGTGGTGATTTAACTGGAACAGTTGCTAATGCTCAACTAGGCCCAAATACAGTTGGTATTACTGAATTAAAATTGCAGGATGGTGATAGTGGACAGGCAATTAAAACAGATGGTCTAGGTAACATTGCTTTTGGTGATGTTCTTACTGATCCTGCTTTAGGTGGTCATCTTTCTGGTACAACTTCTGCGGCTGTAATTAATAATGATACAATCACTACAGATAAAATTATTGACGGTTCAGTAACTGGAACTAAAATTGCATCCACAACCATTACTAGTGCTAATATGGACATTAATTCAATTGGTATAGCACAATTGAATCTTAGTGATGGGTCAACTGGACAGGCTATAACTAGAACTAGTGGAGGTGGAATAGCATTTACAACAATTGCTGGTGGTGGTTCTAGTTCTTCTTTATTTGTAGAAAATCTTTTTACTGGTGATGGATCAACCACAACTTTTACTTTAAGTACTGCCGCACCATTTGAAGAATCAATATTAGTTTTTATTGATGGTGTTGCACAACCAACCACAACATATACATTACCAACAACAACCTCAATTACAATTACACCTGCACCAGGAGTTTCTGCAGCAATCAGAGTATGTCATCTTGGTATTGCATCGCAAGTTGGAGACAATAGTATTAGTGGTACTAAAATATCATTAACTGGTGAATCAATTAATGATTATATGGAATATAATGGAACAGATTGGGAAGTAACACCCAATCCTCATAAAGTTGTATTTCCAGCAAGTGGCACCTTGCCAAGTGGTATACCTGTTCTTTTACAAGATGATGGGACAGTAGTGGCAGTTACTGCTGCAGATGCAACTGCCGCTTCATCATTTGGTGGAACTACTTTCGGTGGAAACTTTGGTAGGTTTGATATGGATCCTAATAACAATGATAAATTTATTTGTATGTATTTCGGAGGGCCAGGTTCAACACAGAACCCTAGTGTTGCAGTAGGAACAATAAATAGAACTGTTATTGATGTAACTGAAACAGTTACAGTTTCTGCTAGTAAGTTTGTAATGGATGGAACCTCACAGGGTGCTTTAACTTGGATTCATGGTAAGACAATTACATTTGATGTATCTGATGCATCAAACGTGGGTCATATACTTTCCTTTTCTACAACGATTGATGGAACTCATGGTGGTGGTGCAGCGATAACAGGTGATCTCATAAGAACTGGCACACCGGGAACAGCTGGTGCAATCGTAACCTTTGTAGCACCTTTTGCTGCGGGAACATTGTATTATTATTGTAGTAATCATCCTACAATGGGTGGGACTATAGATAATCAACCTATGTTTAGTTTTGGAACACCGACGGTATTTTATACTGGTTATGGTTCAATAATGGGAACAATAGAATATATTAAAAGTTCTTCTGCTGGTTATCAAGGAAGATTTGTGATGGCTGGAGAAATTACAGCATCTGGTGGCGATCCTTTTACTGGAACAACGTGGGGAGGTTCAGTAGCATCATCTGGTGCTGGAACAACTTGTACAGTAGGTTCAGGTGTTGGATATACTTCTAAAAGATCCGGTGCAAATCTTGTAGCAACTGATCCACATCATGCTGGTTGTTATACGGTTGCATTTCAAGATAATTTTCAAAATTATAGAGGAACTTTAGCACAATTTTTTCTAACAAGTGGAACTACTACTGTAGTTAATCAATCATCACTTGTTGTTCAAACAGCACCGACACCATCATGGGGTTCATTATCATATAATCCTCATACTGCTGGTCAAGGTATGGCAGCCTATGGTACTGGAGCTCCATCTAATTGTAGAATATGGACAGTAAATAGTTCTGGTGCTGGGATTGGGGGTGGTAGTACTTTTACTGTTCCTCTTACTGGTGGAAATGGAGTATACTCAACTTGGGATCCTAATCCAGCTAATGCTAATAAACTTGTACTTTGGGGTCATGACCAACCAAACAAGCAAATTGGACTTATCGTTGGTACAGTTGCGAGTAATGGAGCTGTTACTTTTGCTGCAGAACAAAAATGGACAAATATTGATTATACATTGACTGGGATAATATGGCATCCAAGTAACAATGGTAACTTTACAGCAGTTGGATGGAAATATGACGACACCAGTTCTTTTAAGGCAATATGGACAGGTAGTTTATCTGGAAATATAATGACTATGAATAGTGATCGTGAATACTATAATACTACTGTAGGTGGTGGTGGTGGAGGAGATACTCCGGTTCCTCAACTTGAATATGATCCAACAGATACATCAAACTATCTTTTCTGTGCACTTGATGGTAGCACGACTCAGGGTTCTGGAATTGGTAATTCTACGGGTGGAAGACCTTATATGATGTATGGGCCAATTGGTAGTAATCTTGCTGTTCATTCTAATTTATTGGCAGAGTCTTTTCTAGGATTTTCTGATGGACTATATACTGATGGACAGTCAGCAACTATTAATGTGTCCGGTGTTGAATATAATCATACAAGTCTAACTGTAGGAACTGATTATTATATTCAGTTAGATGGATCATTAGGTGCAACTGCTGCAGTACCATCTGTATTGGGAGGTAAAGCAATGAGTGCAACGGGACTTTTAATTAAAGGATAATTTATGAAAACAATTGTTTATAAAAATTCACAAGTGTCAGTATATATTTTTCCTGATGATACAGAAGTAACACTTGAGGAGAATCAAATAACTACACCAGATTTTGCTATTGGTGATATGAATTCCACTGATAGTGAATTAATTGAAGATATAGTAGATCCTCCAGCAGATTGGATTGGACATAAGTATATCTATGATGGTAAATGGAGTCGATCACCCACTTGGCAAGATATGAGAGATATTGAAATAACAGAACTAAAAAAAAGAATTGAACATTTAGAAAAGACAATTAAATGACCATTCAAAAAATACCTGGACGATCAACAAATTTTACTTTGGCAGGTGATCCTGCTACCGGATCTATTTCTACGGGTGACTGTTGGTATAATATTGGAGATAAAGAATTTAAATTTAAAATAGGTACAACTGTAGTTTCTGGTGCTGCTTGGTCTACTGGTGGAAGAACTATAGAGGCTCTTGATTCTGGTTCTGGTGCTGCAGGTTTCGGGACTCTACTTGCTGGTGTTGCATTTGGTGGTCGAAAAGAATATACATTCGTATCAGATGGTGGTTCACAATATTCGGAAGAATATAATGGTACAAGTTGGACAGCCGGAAATACTATGCCAGGTAGATTGTATGATTTACCAGCAGGTCTTGGTTCACAAACAGCAGGTTTACAAATTGGTGGTAGAGATGCACCTGGATATGCTACTTCTATTGTTCAAGAGTATGATGGGACAACATGGACAAGTGCAGCAAGTTTAAGTCCTGCGGGTCATGGTATATGGCCATCGTTTAGTATTGGTACACAAACGGCAGGAGCAGTTGCAGGTGGAAACACGGGAACAGGTGTAGGTAATGCTTTTTCATATACAGCAGGAACTTTTGAATATGATGGGACAAGTTGGACAACAGTAAATAATATGGTAACGGGTGAGAGTGTTTCTGGAGGAAGTGCATCTGGTTCAACAGGCACTCAAACAGCAGGATTAGCAGTTGGTGGTAGGTTTGGTACTCATGGAAATCATACTGCTAGAGATACAACGGAAGAATATGATGGCACAAATTGGGCTGTGGGAGGAACAATGAGTACTGCAAGAAGTTCAGCTTGGAATAGTGGTATTCAAACTAATGCTTTCGCAACAGGTGGTACAACATCTGTTACTGGTGTCACAACGACAGAGTCCTATGATGGGACATCTTGGACAGAGGTTGCGACAGCATGGTTAAATCCAAATCCGAACGGAAATGCTGCATGGGATAGATCAGCAGGTGCTGGGTATACTGGAACTGGTGCATATAGTGGTGATGGTTTTTGTATTATGGGTGATGGTTATAGCGGTGTTGAAGTATCAGGATATACTGAAGAATGGACTTCTGCTGCTGTTCCATATACAGCAGACGTAGTTCATAAATGTGGAACTGCATTTACACAATATAATAGTGGTTCTTAAATGGCTATACAAGATATACCAGGAAGAGCAACAACCTTTGTAAAACAATCAGATCCTGCTACAGGTGAACCAGAAATTGGTGATTGTTGGTATAATTATTCTGATAAGTTTTTCAGAATTAAGGTAGGTACAAGTCAACAGACAGGTGCTGGTTGGCAGGCTGGGCCACCAACAATACAAGTATATAAGTCTGGTGGTTCTCCGGGTGGTGGTTTTGGAACACGATTAGCAGGTTGTGTTTTTGGTGGTAGACAAAGTTATACATATGTGTCGGATGGTGGTTCAATTTATTCTGATGAATATGATGGAACAGTTTTTACCGCTGCAGCTAATATGCCGTATAAGATATGGGAAAACGTAGGAAGTCTTGGTTCACAAACAGCAGGGCTACATATTGGTGGTACTAGTGCACCTGGTTATACTCTTTCACTTTGTACAGAATATGATGGGACAACATGGACTGCAACCCAAACTTTAAGTCCCGCGGGTAACGGTATTTGGCCAATGTTTAGTGGTGGTACACAAACGGCAGGATATGTTGCTGGTGGAAATACAGGAACAGGTGTAGGTAATGCTTTTTCACACACTGCAGCAACTTTTGAATATGATGGGACAAGTTGGACAACAGTAAATAATTTATTAAATGGTATAGGTCTCCATGGAGGAGCACAGACAGGCTCTACGGGCTCTCAAACAGCAGGATTAGCAGTTGGTGGTTCTTATGGTCCTCATGGTGGAAACACCCTTAGAAATACAACTGAGCATTATGATGGTACAACTTGGACAGCAGGAGGATTATTAGCTACTGCAAGAGGTTCTTCATGGAATACAGGTATTCAAACTGAAGCTTATGCAACTGGTGGTGCTTGGCT